ATCTCATTTATTTGATGCAAAAATATGAATTAATTTTGAATTATAAAATTTTCCCAAGAAATATATTCTATAATATAGAATTTAGCAATAAAAAAGCGGAACTAAATTAGCTCCGCTCAATAGTACGATAAGAACATGAAGTAATGAATTATCCTTTGGAGTTAGGAGACGCTGCATTGTTATTCTTTGCTGCTTGTTCCTCTTTGATTTCTGCAAGTTCCTCTTCTACCCTATCAGCATTTCCGGCAAACATGATTCCCTCACGCGTTGACCAGATGCCACCACTGACAGCGGAAACGGCAGTAGTCACCTTATCATTCAAATCATCAATCATATATGGAACCAGTTCTGTTTCTATGTCAATGGTCTGCGATGCCTTGCTAAACTCGGTTGGATTGATAGAGCCTAAAGCGGAAACAATGAAATTTACTCTCCGCTGCAAGAACTCACCGATAACCTCACCGTGATTTTCTACCGCCATATGTGCACCCATGAACATAAAGCGGAAAGCGGTTCCTGATGCTTTGCCTACCCCCTTCAACGTCTCAAAGGATATTCTTGGAGTGTTTGACATATCATAAGCCATATTAGTGAGTGTTTCTGCTTCAAAACGTACCGTATCCGGAACTTGGTTCCACGTCAGATACTGGGCATCCGCACCTTCACCTGTAAGTTTGACCATTCTATCCTTAACCTTACCCATGAAACCCTCTACATCTCCAATTAGCTTCAGCAGTGGGAAGAAATGGTAGTCTATACAATCAGCATAATTAGATAACAGTTTTTCCAGCCGGACACGGAATGTCTTTATCTTCTTGCAATAAGATTCAGGACGATAAGCATAGAGAACCGGTAGTTTTGGGAATCCATGAACGAAAGGTGTTCTTTCTTCATACCCTTTAGATAAGTCCCATTGATAGACCGCTTTGTCTGTGATAGTCATAAAGCAAGTGATTTCAGAATCATCCATGAGCTTTTTCTTGTACTCACGGGACAGGGCAATCATCTTACCTTCATCGTTGAAGAACGGATAAAGTTTATCACCTCGGAACGGTGACCATAAAACGCTTTTCAGCTTTTTGGTCGGCTTTACCTTTCCACCGAAAGAAGTCTTTACTCTCTTCCAAAACTTCGCCCAAAATGAATCATCATCGGTTACATACCAATATTCGGCTACTTCCTGTTCGGAAAGCCAAGAACGAACAATCTTTTTGTTCTGGTACTTGATTTTGTTGGATTTGAATACAACCTTGACAGCGTCTAATAGTTTCTTTTCGTCATCATCGGTTGGAGTGCAATCTATGGAAGGCTCGGTACCAACAGTGAAAGCGGTTTGAATGTTCACGATGTCCTGTTCCAAAGGAATGGAGATACGGTTCACCGGCTCGGTCTTGTACTTCGCTTCGATTTCATACTTCTTGCCGGTCTTTTCATCGTAAACCGTTTCCGCTTCCTTTTCGAGTACCTTCCTATCCGGATACTTCTCTTTGTCCACCATGATTTCATGTCGTTCCGGATTCCAATCATCCCAAAGTTTGCAACGGTTGGGAAGTTCAGTCTTCCTACCTTTCTTCAGGTAGTTTATCTTCTGCCCGATGTCAGGCAATGCTAATATTTCTTCTAAATTCAATGGCATAGTTTATATTTTTAATGTGTGAATATTCCTGTTAAATCTTTCGGCTTCTGAATCTTACCAAGAAGCTCACCCAATACATAGTAACGTACAGCATCTATACAATTATGCACGAGAACCCCATTAGCGAAGAACTCGTGCATATCTTCAACTTCTATATCATAAACGTTACATATATCTTCCTTTACTATCTCTATCTCTTTCAGCTCTGACGCTTGCAGAATATTGTCCGCTACATCTCCTACAACAAAATTCGGTCTTGCTGTATTTGTTTGCAACAAATTCATTGCCGCACCATTTGCATTTCCTCTTTTCGTTATCAGTCCCTGAATGATAACGATAGGCTGTTTTGCATTTGTTTGAGCAAAACTTATTATTTCCGTTTGAAATGGCAGAGAACTCTTTTCCACACCATTCACAAATGAAGGTTTCCGGCTTTGCATTTGCAAATTGCTCTTTTGCTTTTTTGCTATGCCATTTCCTTCCCTCCTCTGATTTGTGCCATTCAACGGCAAGTTGGCTTGCTTTGGCAATATTCTCTCTTCTCCATGCAAGCAGTTCATTATCTCTACTTTGCTCTTCTGCGTGATGCCGTAAATGTGCGTGCATCTCAACAAGTTCAAGATTGGATATATCATTATTCCAAGTGTTTTCATCTTTATGGTGAACATGATACCCTTTAGGTATTTGCCCATTATAGAATTTCCACACTTCACGATGTAGTCGTTTAGTTCCACGGGAGAAATAACGTTCTCCGGCATATAATTTGTATTCTTTGCCATTAAAGACTTGCACGTATAGAGTACGTCCCCTTTCGTCAGTTCTTGTAATTGCTTCCATCCATTTATAGTTTTAAATTTATGTTCAGGCGTTGCCTTTATTTCAACTATAAAGTTACTAAAAACCAACCGAGTATGCAATATCTTTCTACATCCATTATCAAAGAATTTGTTAACCTTTCTAAAACCGTTTGATGTGAGTACATAATCACCCTTTCTAATCTTATCAATTCGCTTATTCCCTACGCTTGTCATTACAAGAGTCTCTCCTACGAAACAGTGATTGTCATGGTCTTCCGGTTCGTTGATATAGTTCCCGTCCTTATCCTTTGCCCAAACATACTTTCTGAACTCGCTTTGCAAGTTGTACGAGCGTTTGGTTATATAAATCTCCATATCTTTCATTTTGTCAATTCCGGCATTGATAGAGCCTGCACCTTTCTCTACGGCATATATCTTGATTCCTCCGTTGTGTATCTCTTGAATCAATCGAGGGTCAGCACTGTCAGCTATGACTTTCAATCCCCACGGGCGAAGAGTCTTGATGATGTCAGAAGAAAGCAATCCAGTACGGTAATCCACTTCATCCAAGTAAAGGGCGTTATCAACGATACCACAACGAATGGAAGCAGACGGGTCATGCGTATAACCGAAGTCTTGCCCGAAAGCAATTTTCTTTGCCCAAGCCGGGAACTCGTCAACAATTCCCCACTTCTTGAACACAGCACCTTCTGCAACGTCAGCCCACCGGCCGATAACCACATGAGCATACTTTTCAGGATTACTCACCTTCATATCTTCCACCTCTTTCAGGAACTCAGGAGAAAGGTTATCCAAGTTATCAAAATACGTAGTATGGATATGGAGCACATTCGGATGAGTGGAAATCTGAACCTGCACACCGTCAATCTCTACCAGCTTGTGAGTTTTCTCAATGTATTTCTTGTAGATGAAGTGATTGGAATCGCATGGGTTCATTATAATGATAATCCGGTTCTGAATACCCTTCTTGCGAATGGAGAGCATTATCTTGTCGAACTCATCTTCGCTTGTCCACTCTTCCGCTTCATCGCAGACGAAAGTCGTAATGCCTTGAATGGATTTCAGTTTTGCTGTCTGGTTCCCGGAAGAAGTCTTGATACCCCGGAACATGATACGGCTCTTAGTCATCTTATTGACTATGTCCGTCTTTGTGGTCTTGAAATATTTCGTGGTTCCGTCCAAATCTATCTTCTCCATCATTTCGGGGATGATAGACATACCGGCAGAAACCATCGTGTAACGGGTGTAAAGAATCTGATGAACTATTTTCTCTACGGGAGTCATTTCAAAAGTCAACCGCTCAATAAAAGTAGAAGCATTGAAAGACTTTCCCGAACCACGCCCACCGGTAATAAGAATTATAAATTTTTCCTTATCCTCGTATAATGGATGGTAAATTTCTTGGGGTACTATCATTTTAGCTTGTCTTTAATCCAGGAATCAATGTTGATGCCATGCTCTATGTCTGTTGGAATATCAGCATTTGCAATCTTTTGGTTTTCATCAGCAGGAGATTCACCGATAAGTTCTAATAAATACCTTATAGCGTTCAAATCTGCATCACCCACAGCTTTCGCTATGAGTTTTTTTATCATGGCATCCTTTACAATGTATTTCCGACCTTTATCATCTGTAGTTTCAGCATTCAACGCAGCAATGGCAAACTCTCTTGCGGTTTTCACAAGTTCCTTTTTCTGTCTTCTCGATTCAGCCGAAAGTCTTGCGAGTTCCTGCGCTCTCTCTGTGCTAATGCGTTTGCCTTTCTGCGTTAAATTCTGTTCGTTCGCCATTATTCTACCCCAAATTCTATTCTATCCATAAATTCTTTTCCATCAATGTATCGTTCTTCAAATCCATAACCGAACATCTTCATGAAATTAGCCCTTTCTGTTGGGCTATTAAAAGACAGCACGACATAGCTTAACATTCCGTTATCCTTTTCAAAGCTATTTTGGTTGCTAATTCTGTCTTTTATCTTTTGCACTTCATTGTGACGTACAATTTGATTTTCTTTTGAATCCTCATAAAAATTATTGGAACGGTTAATGTCTTTATTCTCTTTACCTTCTTTAGTAGCTTCATCTATGGCTGATAATGAATCGTCCAATATATCTTCCTTTCTCCAAATATCATCGTTAATAGAAAAGTCCAAATCACCAATTCCAAGCATATTCAAATCGAAGTCATTCAGTCCGGCAAGGCTATAATCAATTCCATCAAGCATATCTTTTAACATATCTGAATCAAAATCGCCTTGTACGCTTCTGTTATTCATAAAGATATTCTGCTCTTTTTCAGTTTTTTCGTCCATGTGAACTACTTCAACACGAATCAAATAATCATTAGTTCTCGTGTCAGGATTGTATTTATTTACTTCATCTATCACTGAAATACGTTGATGACCAGAAACAAGGTTGCCAGTAACCTCATTCCATACGATACCACCAAGCAACCCTACACGCTTTAGGTTTGCTTTCAGGTTCTTTCTTGCTTCTTGTGTTATTTTGCGAGGATTGTAGTTAGCGAAGTTTATATCACTCCGCTGTATTTCTCTACTTTCCGGTTGAGTTATTTTGTTCTCTTTCATAATCGAATATTAATTTTTCGGAATATGGGAACTCTTTCAAAATGCGTTTATAATCATTGGGATATTTACTACGCATTAATAGCATCGTATTTAAATCAATAGTAAATCCTTGACTTATAGCGTTTGCATCATAGATAAAAGGTTGTATCAATCCACTTTGCCTAATATATTGAAGCACTTCTTTGTTTGTCCACAATGCAAGAGGATAAACCATGCCTTTATCTGTTACATAGCCGGTTTTAGCAAACTTCTTTAAACGCATCCGTTTCATATAGCCATCTACGCCTTTCATTCCGCTGAATCCGTACATGACGCCTGTCTCTTCTCTTACAAATTGTTCTATTTCACCAATCTTTCTCGGCTTTATAGAACTATCTGGTTCACGAAAAAAGCCCCAGAAATCGTAATAGTCACGCTGAAAATGTCTAATTTTGCGTACTTCTACATTTTTGTAATGATTTTCTGCCCATTTGATATAAGGCTGCACATGGTCTAAATTTGGTATGAGGTACATATAATAGCATATAACCTTATCAAATACACCTGCAAGCATATCCAATAAAGCTATACCGTCTTTACCACCGGCTGAATAAAACAACACAGCAGTGTCCGTTTTATCACGAACACTGCGTATTATCTGCATTGTAAGGGCATACTTGTTCATAGGCTAACCATTTGAACCATTTGCTCCACGAACCCCAAAGGCAACACGTAAGTCATACCGTCTTTGGTCTCTATTTCCTAACTGCGTTGTACCAGCTTCACCGCCACGTCTGGCAACCAATCTACCACCAGCCCCTGCACCGTTCATATTACGGCGCGGTCCCATTGTTCTGTTAATTCTTCTCCTTGTACTACCGACTCAGCTAATAAATTTTAAAATTAAACAATCAAACATTATCTGTACTAAGTATCTTACCCAAATGATACCATACTTGGCAAACAAGATATTCTTTGCCGTTTTCTTCAAATACTTGGTCGTTACCATCTTCATCTGTAAAAATGATAAATTCAGCACTCTTAACCTCCACCGTAAGACGTGGCGCATCTTTTCGTCTGCCATTTATAAGAACCAAAGCGTCATACTTTATTGGTACTACATCCACATCCTTATCATCATTTGGTATATCTTCTTGCCGTTTGTATCTTTTGCCATCGTGTTCAAAATATACATATCTTGTAACATTTGAGGGGTAAACATATCTATGTTCTATGTCTTGTTCACCTTTTAAGATAGATTGAAAACTATCTTTTTTAATCTGTAATGTTAATACATTCATAATCGTGTCATTTTTTTAATTAATACTCAATAGTTGCGGGGGGCTGAATCGAACAACCGACCTTCACCAAGTCAAAGTGAAAAGCTACCACTGCTACACCCCGCGATAGTACCCCAAAGGTACTACCACAACCAAAGATAACGAAATATCTTCAATCGTTATACACGACAATTGGCTTATTGTCGTGAACTAAGCCATTTATCCCGTCTTTCTCTACACGCCTCTAAGGTAGGTGCGCAACAAGCAAAGAGTTCACCACTTTCAGTACGGTAGTCGTACTGGTACATTCTCACTCTTTTACCTCTCAATTTGGTAGTGTAAGTGCAATAGTTCTCTTTGCCGGGCTGGCATACGCTGCAACCGTTTACATTTATTGAGTTCATAATTCAAGTAATTGTTTCGTTTTATCCACGTCTACAAAACTCGTCCACCCTGCTTTATGCAGCTTTATAGCTGCCTCTCTGATTGTGATTTTGCCACTCTTGACACTTTCTTTCAAAGATTCTAATACATTCTTCATTCTTAATTCATTTTTACGTTCAATCTTTCTTCACTCGTATAAGCCACTACAAGCCCTGTTTCATCATGCTGTATGGTGATGTACTTTTCACCCCTCTCTATAGTAGAGAAGTCATAAGGGGTTACCATCTTACCCAATACCTTGCCCAGTTGCTTCATCAGTGGGGCTTCAGGGCTGATAACTAAAACTAAATCTGCTTTCATAATCGTGTATATTGTGGTAGCCATAAGGCTACCGGATTAGAACTCAACCAATATCAATCTTTCTAAAGAACCTGATGCTTTCACCCACATATGATTATGTCCGAAACCATAATCGAAAAACAGTTTAAAATAAGGGTATCTTACTATTAAAGAGTTCATACAGCCTCTTAACTCGTCTTCTGACATACAAGAAGTTATTTCATTGATAATTTGAACGAAAAGGTGTAAAACTTCTGGTTCATTATTCAATAACGGTTTTTCTATAACTGCTTTTAAAAATATATTTTCTTTCATATTCTTCTATATTGCGCAGGGCTTTCGCCATGCCGATTTATGTTAATGCGTTTTATCCTCATGTAATAACTCGCAGTAAACTGGTGTTGTGGCATCTGTGTGCTTATTGGCTATAAGAACCTCATTACTATCCCAGTTAATATATACCTGTGTAGCAAATGCACCGAAAAACTGAATTTCTTTCGTGCCAAACAATACCACCGCGTCATCATTTACATTTGCAAGTGCTGCAATTAATTCTTTCTTGGTCATATTCTTTTTTGTTGCGCAGGGCTTACGCCCTGCTGGTTAAACTTATAATATTTGAATCTCTTTGTTACCTATCTCTGTATCTACATTCAGAACCTCGTACTTTTGAGCCTTGTAATTATAAACGACTTCACAGGTATTGAAACCTCTACCATCTTCTCTTTGGTCATAAACAGTATTTATATGCTGATACATTTTATTGCCTAACATGAAGTTTATCTTACCTGATGTACAGAAGTAGAATGCTACTGCATACTTCAATGTTTTCTTTTCATCAATCTTCTTTGTTGCCATGATCGTATATCTTTTAATTGTTATTACTTCGTTTCTGACGATGCAAATGTATGGGTTTATAATTACACTTCAAATAGAATAAAGATAAAAATGTAGCGATTTAATAAACATTAGCAAAAACACAATTGTAAGGTTATACAATTACACATTTATTAATAAATCAATCTTCTTGACGCAATAAATAACTACTTTTATTGCATTATTGATTTTATCATATTATATTTGTTCCGTTTATTATAATATACATTTGAAATGGATATAAAAAGTATCATTAAAGAAAAGGGCTACACCATTCAGGATGTAGCAAAAAAGATGGGTGTAAATAGAGTTACTCTTACTCTTACCTTACAAGGAAATCCCACCTACAAAAAGTTGAAAGAGATAGCTGACGCCATTGATTGCAATATAGTTGACTTCTTCCGAGACGAAACAAATAACTCTTCCACTTGTAAAGGAGAAGATAGTGAACTCACCGCCCTTATCCAGTATAAAGAAAACTTCTACAAAGCCAATACGATAGAGGAGCTAAAGAAAATCGTATCTGAAATCGAAAGGAAAAAATAAAAAAGGCGCACCAAAACGATGCGCCTTCTGTTGTCAATTAGTTCTTGATTTTATATCAGAGCCTCACGGCTAGAATATCAGAATCTGACAGCTTCCATTCTTCTGAGAAGATTATTATATCTCTCTTGTATAAGAGCTCTTTGTTTATCGGAAGCAGTTACAATCTTTCCCTTATATTTCCGCATGACAGATTCATTCATGCCAATTTCCTTTGCAAACTTACTGGCATTTATGAAAGGAAATGCCTCGAAGAATCCGCTTAAATCATATACGTAATCAACAGAATACCCAGACTTATACCACACAGGAAAGTCTCCATGTTTTTCTTTATAATATTCAGCCTGCTCTTCAAGTACGGACATAAAATCATCTTTCGCTTCCTGCTCTGTAAGCCCAAAACCGTACGCTCCGTTCACATCCTCCGAATATACGGAAATACCCCCATCATTCGCCTTTTCAATAATTGCCTTAATCTTCTTCATAATCGTGTATTTTAAATTCGTCAATTAAAGCACCCACCGAAGTGGGTGCAGTCCTTTCACTTCTTTAACCCTGCCTTTTTCAACATACTGTCAAGAGTACCATTGGGTATCTCTTGAGACTGATGTCTGCCAACAGGAATAAAGTAGTCAAAGTCGGGATGAACATATTTATAATGTTTCTTTCCCTTTTTGATTGTCCAGCCAGCTGATTCAATCAATTTGTAAAACTCTGAATACTTCATAAAATCAAAGAACCTTTTTAATTGACACTACAAAAGTAACATATTTGTTACAATAAAACAAGCAAAGATGAAGAAAGAAATAACATATTTGTTACTTTTAACACCGTGTACACATAACAAAAGCCGGAGCACTAAGCCCCGGCTCGTTAATTGATTAGCCCTTTGATTCTTAACCGATTTACGATTTCGGTGTAAAGATACTCTATATCCCCGCTGAAATCCCCATAGTTCTGATACAAAAACACGACATCAGCGCAGTTGTCGGAAATTGTACTCTTGGACTGAACCCCAAGTACCCTTGACATCTCTTCGCGTAACCCAGCTGTCATTTTCCCACCGGCAAGCGAACTTGGAGAAAACAGGTACAGGATAATGAAAATGAACTTCTTCCGCTGGGTAACACTGTCAATATTCGGTGGACATCCTCTCTCATTCAGCAACTCAACGAATATTTTGTAGATTTCATGGATAAGGCTTTTGTCTTTCAAAATTGGGGTGGTCAAGGCGTTTTCTTCCTCTGAAAGTTCTGATTTCTCAATTCTAATCTTTTTAAGGCGAATTATTTTGTTAAAATCCAGTTCCATAACACGATTATTTTAAAAGTAAATAGTATATTTGCATCATAATCGTGTAAGGAAGAGCTGATTCATGGTCGTGCGTGGGTTGGCTCTTTTTCATTTTTCCCCATTCGTGCTGACGAATGGTTTCTTTTCCAAATCATAGCAGGTGATATATACCCGTTTCCCATTGACATCACATAGAGCAAGGGCATATCCTTTCTCTAGTATTTTAACCGGCTGATTGTCGCAATAGACAGTACTTCCAACCGGAACTCTTATAAAATGACGTACTATCATTTGATTATCTTTAGCTTGTTATACCAGCGTGAAGAAAAAGGGAACCACCCGATTAAGAATGATTCCCCGAAAATGGTTACTTTGTATAGTTTGCTCATGGCTATTTCTTTTTCAAATTAGACATCACACATTTAATCACTTCATAAATGAAAATAGCAAGAAAAATAGTAGTCCATGGATATTGGTTTATCAGTTCATAAAAATCTCTCATAGTTTTACCTCCTTCCACTCACTTTCTATAATCACATGTTCACACTTATTACACCTATGCAAATAAGTTGGGAATGGTGCCGTTGTATAGTCCTCAACAGCTATTTCTATACTGCCACATTCCGGACATTCTATCTTTACCTCTTTGATACTGGGATAATCCCAAAAGGATAATTTGCCTTTCACGTCCTCAATTGGATTTTCGTAGAGAATAGGGTTAGCTAGTACCCAGTTATAAACTCCTTTCTCTGCCCAGATGGAAGGATGGTTTTGTACACAGTCTATTATCTCGACGCTTCCGATTATGGAGCCTGTACAAAAACTAAAATCTTTCCACTCTTTGTTTTCCGGTTTTGAATTAAAGTACAAAGCATTTCACCTTGTAAAACAATCTACCTGGTGAACTCATGGCATAAACGTCTCCGTTGGCAAATTCAATTTTATTGCCTGTGCAGTTGATTATTCTATTATCTTCACTCTCCAATTTAAGAACCTCTTCTTTTGTCATATTTCATCCTCCTCTATTTCAAGTAAGACATTAAGTTCCACACTATCCGTAAATCCATCATCAGGATATACAGTTTCTTTTTCTACATATTCAATCCCGTGAACACGTATAAATTTAGCGTTCTCTTCATCCCAGTTTGATTCTGTTCTATCTGTGAGCATAAATACATTGGCTGATTTAGGCATTTTTTTAAGCTTTTCTATAAGCTCTCCAACAGTTAATGTTTTCATAATTTTATTCCTTTTTAATTTAATATTAATCATCTTCAACGAAAGTGTTAGTCGTGTTTATCACACCAGCAGAATCAACGCTCTTACCATCCCGGATAAACACTTTTTCTCGCATTAACTCTTCATAGTCATATCGTGACATTCCGATTACACACACACGACCATCAACATACAATTTACATTTCATTAATTCAGTTTCTTCTATCGGACCGATAACATCTATTTGAATTGTTCTTTTATTCATAATTCATTCCTTTCTAAATTAATTATTAGTTAATTGGCAGTTTCATAAAACACATCCACATAGTCTTTCCATGTCTTCCAGTAGTATGGCCGAAGAGTGGTTGCCGATTGATGGCACTCAATACTTCCCTAACTGTTATCTGATCCTCATTCCATTTGAAAATCAGAACTCCGTAGTCATCCAGAACACGAAAGCATTCATCAATTCCCTTTTTTATCACCCTTGGCCAATCTTCAGGAAGTTTACCATACTTCTTGGCTAACCAACTATTTTTGCCAACCTTTAGCAAATGGGGTGGATCAAACACTACCAGTTTAAAGGATTTATCCAAAAACGGCATATCGGTAAAGTCCGATACGATGTCTGGGTGGACTTTCAGATTCCGCCCATCACAAAGAATGTATTCTTCGTCCCTAATGTCAGCAAACAAAGCCAAAGGGTTTTTTTTGTCAAACCAAAACATCCTACTGCCACAACAGGCATCTAATATTATTTTTGTTTCACTCATTTCTATTCCGATTTGAATTAATAATTTGGAATTAGTTGATAGGAGATGCGGTTTCGGTAAGGTTGTTTAAATCTCTCAAGAAAACTACTACATCTTGGATAACGGGTACTCCATTCAAAGCCGAAGTCGTCAGATTGATACTATAAATATCAATACTTGGATATTTATCGGTAAGTAGCTTATTTAGTAGCGCAATAGATTTGTCATTGTAGATAACCCTCCTATCTTCTATCTCAAAACCTAACCGAGATAAGTATTCTTCTTTCTTTTCTTCTCCTGCCTTTGAAGCACGGGAAGCGAAAACCATTCCACTCAATGAGATTTTTGCAACGTATTCTCCAAAATAAAAGTCACTAACATGCCCAAATCCATATTCAGTCCACCAATTTCTAAATGATGATACCATAATCTTCAAACGTTCTCTAACATCTTCGTTTGAAACCTTCTCCCCAAGCTGATGACGTAATTTTCGATTTTCATCATTCAATGAGCGGATTTGTTCAGTTAATTTCTTTTGTTTCTCTGCAAGTACACCTTCATATCCCATTCGAGTAAGAAACCTATTCACATTGTGGTCTGTCAGAGAAAGGATGTTTTCTTTCATTCCTTCGGTGAGCTGCCCTTTTTCGAGCATCGTTATAGCCAATCCTAAATTTTGCTGAATTTCTTTATATTGCTTTTTCAGCAGCTCTGGCCCCTTTCTTGAAACCCTCCACAAAGCTGTCAAAACAGGCTCTATGGATTTCTAAAGTGCATCTTTGCATAAGTGGGCAAATCGAGCATTTTTGGCTAAGCCCTGCAGACTTCTTGGCTATTTTCGTTACGTTTTTCATTGGATTTTTAAATTAATTATTACGATTTCTTTCTGCTGCGACTTCACTCATACACATCTTGCACCAGGAGGTGAGACATCGGTATTCCTTATCCCCACATCTGACAGTCCTGTTATAAAACCGGTGGAGCGGAAGGGAACGTCCGCAATGCGGACAAACCTTTCTTCCGGCTTCCGTACCGGCAACCGTCTTGGCTTTACGGTGTACAAGCGTACATCCCCTGCATTCATCCAGTCTGCCTTTGTATTTCCGGCATTTGTGCAGGGAGATGCGCCCGCATGGAGCGAATTTTTCGCAGTCGAATCTGGGTTCTGTGTGATAGATGTTCATACGGCACTGTCCATCAAATCAAACAATGTGGGTGCGCTAACTTCCATCTCCGCCTCATACAGATATGAAAGACTGTCTTTCCAATAGTCATAATTCAGTTCTGTAGATAATCCCTTACGTTTCAGTCTGATGGCACAATAAGGTACTGTGCCGATACCTCCGAAGGGGTCAAACACCAACTCACTCTTGTTTGAATACCGTTCAATCAGTCTTTCAACGATATCGAGCTGTAAAGGGCAGATGTGGTTCTGCCGTTTCTTCTGTGACTGCTTGGTATTGAGCGTGCGCATACGGGTGACATCATCCCATATCCAATCTTTCTTGCTTACAGGGTCAACGGCCATAAATGTTTTAGGCAGCTTTCCGTATATTTCCAATTCTTCAGCGAATGATACATGTTCCTCGTAGTTATATATATGTTCACGTTCGTAGTTCCTGAACAGATGGCGTATCTTATCTATTCCGGCTCCTTTCATGTCCTCATAGCTCAATAGAGAGTTACCAGAAGATTTCCAACTTGCATGGGCATCTATCTGCCAACGGGCAAGCGAATATTCACTCTTATTCTTTGTCACCGGCAAATCAGCATAGGCTCGTGAGGTATCAGAAGGCAACTTTCGGAAGAGAAGAACATATTCCGGGCAACCGATACCCATCTTTGAACCGTCCTTGCACATCTCTGTATATCCAAGCCGATAAGTCTGGTTGTTCTCCCTCACCACATCCGTATCCACTGTAATACGCCCCATGTAGCGGAACCCGTGCTTCAGATAATGGAACACAGTCATTTCGCTGAACGGGTCGATGGTGGGCATACCGTCACCCGTAGCGTTGCCGAACAGTACACGGTCCTTTACATGGATGCAGGCTAACCGGCCGGGCTTTAAAATACGCATAAGCTCCGGGGTGAGATAGTCCATCTGCTCAAAGAACTTGCCGTTGTCTTCATTATGCCCGAAGTCGTTGTAGGTAGGCGTATATTCGTAGTGGTTGGAGAACGGGATACTGGTTACAATCAGGTCTACCGAATTATCTTCCATCTTCTGACATTCAAGTACATTGTCATTATTGATAGCTTTCCACAGTTTGCCGGACTTTTCTTCCCTGCTGGCAAACATCCACCGCATCATCTTTTCCTCTGCCTGCAAACCGAACAAACCGTTCTTGCGGACTATATCGGTCATCTTGGCTACCATCTGGCGGTGTTGCGCCCACTTCTGCATGAATGATTTGAATATTTCACCTTCGCTTTCGGCATACACCAAGTAAAGCTCTACGGGATGCTGCTGCATGAAACGGTAGATACGGGCTATCGCTTGGAACTTGTCGTTGAAACGGTAGTCAATAAACATGATTGCCTTGTGGCAGTGGTACTGGAAGTTCAAACCCTCACCAAGCATTTCAGGTTTGGCGGCCAGATATTTCAGACGGCCGTCTTTGAAATCCGCTATCACCCTGTCGGCTTCATCATCATCTTGCGAGCCATACACAGCCTTACATCCGGGAATTGCCTTGCAGAGTGCCTCACGTTCAGCCTCCAAGTCATGCCATAAAAGGAAATGGTCGTCTTTGTTTTCCGGGCGATTGATAATCTCTACCACACGGGCAATCTTTTCCTGCATGTTGTCCCGGCGTTCCTTTGCAGCATCAGCCAGACCGAGAGCAGCCTCACGGAACATTTTCACCTGCCCGTCACGGTCGGCTCCGGCAGTGGAGTTATCCACACTCACGACTTCTTCATGTACCCGTAACTCTGGTAACTCATATCCTGTATCGGGATAACCTAAATCAGACGGTTTGGTGAGGAACAACGCCCATGTACTTACCCATAACCAGAATTCCTTCTCCTTGTGGGGATAGAGGGTAAGATTGTTCGCCTTCGTGCTGTCACGCTGGAAGAACCTTGTAAGTGCCTGCCCGGTATCCATCACTCCAAGGTAGCCGGCATAGTGTATCAGCTCCTTGTATCTGTTGGGTGACGGTGTGGCAGTGGCAACAAACCTGTACGGAACTTCTGCAAACATAGGAAGAAACTCCTGATAGGTCTTGGTTCCGAATCCACGTAACACGCTCGCTTCATCCAATGAGGTAACGGTAAAGTAGGAAGGTTCTATTCTTATTCCGTCCTCGCCGTCACGGACACGTTCATAGTTTGTCACCATGATATTGGTCGGACATTGCTTCACCTCCTGCATAGTACGTACATAGCTCACTTTCATACCCAGATGCTTTTCGGCCTGTGTCAGGAACTCCACTACTACACGCTTGGGGCAAACTATCAACCCTTTGCCTCCTGTGCGGTTCAGGATCACCCGCAGTATCTCCAACTGGGTTACGGTTTTCTGCATACCGAAGCTGGAGAATATCGCCCTGCAACCGCCGGAAATAGCCCAACGTACTGTATCTTTCACATGAGGGTATAAATACGGGGAAATTTCTTCCGGTCTGACTTCAAACCCAGTCTGATGGCTGATTGCCATCTTGTCTTTCAAAAATTCTATATAATCTTTCATTATGCTATTCTTTTGTTGATTTCTCCTTCCTAAACAGGTGGCTGAACGCATTATCCAAATCCAAGTCCAGATTCAGTTTGGACGGGAAAGATTTAATGTATTCGTACATCTTATAAGCGAGGTTGTCATCATCACCGCATCTGTCAATCAGTGTGAGCAACATGGCGTTCACCATGTCAGAATCATTGCCGAAGTTTTCCTGAGTGGATTCGCTGCAATGATTCACATCACTTTTCAATCTCTTTATCGCGGCTATGGCTGTGTTGAAGTTTCTTTTTGAATCGTGCCGCAATTCAAAGCCTTCCTTCTTGTATTGCTGCTGCATTTCTAGAAGGTTGGTTTCTAAAACGTCCGTGAGGACAAATACGATGTTGGTTATCGTATTCAGTTTGTCTGTTCCTTGCATAATCGTGTATTCTTATTTCTAATTCGAATGAATCCCCTTCGTTCTGTTTCTTCTAACAGTGGAAAGTCTTCATTCTTGATTTCACATTCTGTTTCGTAGTTCACGGAAGTATAACTTGGGATATTGAACTTTTTCCGGATTCTTACGATAACATCCGGATTTCTTGTTACCCAGTAAACGGTTATTCTCATGGTGATATCAGCATTTTTCTAGCTTCCTCATCTCCTGCATCAGCACGGTGCTTGATTTCAATGTACTCAGCATAAGAGATTCTGTTATCTCCACGCTCCTCTATCTCTTTTTCACGTTGGTTTCTGTATCGTTCACGCTCTTTCCGTTCAATATCTTTCCGACGTTCAGAAACGTAGTCCAGCATCGCACTTGTTATTTTCAATGGATCTATTGAACCGTAGAACCGCCCATACTTCCCTGACTTAAACCGTGCTATGAAAAAACAGATTTCAGCGGCATTTATATAATAATACTCCGAAAGGAATATCTCCGATAGTTCAGAAAGTTGCTCTTTCGCTATCTTGGTTGAAACTTCTGCAAAGTCATTCAATGAGCCAAATTGTATCTTTAGCCATTCTATCGGTGTTTCATCCCCATAAGTAGAAGACAATAGCCCTAAACTCGGAATGCTGTCATTCAACGCCAGTTCTGAATGGGTTGCATTACATCTGACAAGTTTGAACTGCAAATCAGGGTTGTAATCAAGAATGAATTGTGCAGGATCGGGATATTTATTCAATAACGCCCTCTGCTTCAAGTTCCTTTCTCTTTTTTGCGGCAGCTTCTCTAACGGTTGTAGCGACTGCAAGAACTGAATCACGTTTTCGCTGCTCGCTATCCTGTTGATTTTTACTAAGTCTTGTCCCATTATAGTTTCCTTCCAATATTTTAGTAAAGTTTGCTTGTTTGAAAATCCAATCAAAGTCGCATTTCCAATTGCGGTCATTAGCTCCAAGTAAGAACGGGGATTGAAGAATGAGATTGAAAACACTCCTCACTGACTCTTTCCCATATTGGGCTATCCGGGCTTTTACAGCCTTTTTTCTCACATCAGTCATTGATCTTATCTGCTGGAGTCTGTCTTTGAATGTGGTATTATAGTATTCCATCAATCCGCTGTAATCAATCTTTTCAGAGGGGGAGGGCGAAGAAAGCTTGGCTTTCTTTGATACTCCGTCAGGAGTATTTTCTTTCTTTTGATGTAGAGATATATCTATATACTCTCTTTCTTCTTTCTTTGTATTTGTGCCCTCTGTGTGCCCTGATTTTTGTAAAAGTTCGGATTGCGGTAGATTGTTGTTCATGGACTGTGCCCCAAGTTGTGCCCTTAGTTGTGCCCATTCGTGTCTTAATTCATTGATTTCCTTTTCAATACCTGTGTCCTTACTTGTGCCCTTGGTTGTGCCCATTGGATTATATTCTTCATATTTACATAAGGTTATAAGGTTCATTCCTTGATTGCACTCAACAGTTATCATACCTTTCTTTCTAAGATGCACAAGAAAGGAACGCACCTTCTTTTCAGACCATTTCCAACGCTGTGACAGAAATCTTATGGATGCAGGATATTGACCTCTTGAATAAGAGATTTCTCGACCTCCGATACTCTCCTTTCGAGGCGTTGCCTCAAATCGTGCAGACTGAATTAAGTCTAACCACGCTTCGCAACTGCTAAAAGTACGGGCTTCATTCCACATTTCATTCGAGAAAAACCTGCGGCTTAGCCTCAAAAATCCTTCGTCCATAGTCTTAGAATCTCACGTTAGTTAATTGCCTTCCGTTAGAAAATACAGCCCACTTACCATTACCGCTATCAAACAATCGTAAATCCGACACCTCTCCGAAACGTTTGATGTTACCGCATAAATCCACAATCCATCCACATTCTTTAGAAGGATGCGGGCGGATGGCACGACCGACTATCTGATACCACATGGCAAGTGACATTGTAGGACGTGCCATAACGACCGTATCAAGTTCCGGATAGTCAAAGCCAGTCGTAAGTACACCCATATTAGCTACTACCGGAATTTCACCAGCTTTGAACACCTCAAGAATATGTTCACGTTCTTTCTTAGGAGTATCACCTGAAACGATAGCGCAACCGGGTATTGATATCGTTAACCGTTCCGCTTCTTTCAAAAAACGGGTAAAGGCCAAAATACCCTTCCGTTTTCCTCCGGCTTTGGGATTCATCAGCCTTTGGACGATATGAACGAGATAACCGTAGAAGTCTATCCGTTCATATTCTTTTTGAACTGACCTATCCGTATAGTCGGCACCAGTAGTATTTACTTTCAAGTTAAGTTCATTCCACCCTGAAGGATTCATTGAATAGTAATCCAACTTCGCCAAGTAGCCCATATCTAATAAGGTTGATACCTGTACATGATAAATGACCTCTGAAAAGACATGAGGTTTTGTCCGAGTGATAAATTTCAGCATGGAGCCGAAATCACGGCTGGAGCTTAAACGGTATGGCGTTGCTGTCAGTCCAAGAACCTTACACTTCACTGCATCAAAAAAATCCTTGTACATTCCCTCTTTGGGGTTTACAAGATGACATTCATCCACAATGATGTTCTTGAAGTGGGTGAACAGTTCGGGATGATTCTTCACACTGCCGATGGTGGCAAATGTTATCCGGCTTATCTCCTTTGAGTTAAAGGATGCAGAATAGATGCTGCAATCAAGAATACCGTATGAACAGAGTTTCTTGAAATTCTGTTCGAGTATTTCCTTCGAGGGCTGGAACACTAAGGTATGACCGTCAAGCCTTGCGGCTATATCCGCTATGATAAGCGACTTTCCGCTGCCCGTAGGCAAGACCATGATGGCGTTTGTTTTCTTCGCCTTGTTGTTGAAGAAAGAAACGGCTGCATCAGAGGATTTCTGTTGGTAATCACGTAGCTGATAAGTCATAGACCTTTCTCCTTTCTAAGTTTCTTATTCAGTGCCTTGTAATACTTGATTAGCTGCTCGTACTCAAAATCAGACATCTTGGTATTTGATACAGCTTTCACTTTCAGCAAGTCGAATTTCTGCTGACCTATCTTGGCTATCAGATTCACCCGATAGCCCTCCAAATGGTCGGCTTTGAAACGGTTACATGAGCGGCACTCGGCATGGCAATTATCCTCGTCAAACCGTGTTGCCAAATGCGTCCGGCTGAAATAGTGACCATTATCCGCTTGCGCAAACGGCTTTATCTGCCCACAAGAGATACAACGAAAATAACCGTTTGGCATACAATCACGAAGCCGGATAAAAAGGGAAAACTCCTTGTCGAGCTTAGCTTTCAAATCCGGCTTCTTCTTTATTGTTATCCCCGCTTTATCAAACAGAGGTAAAGGCTTGTCTTTCTTCTTAGCCTTTCGTTTTATGTAATATGGCATTATTTAAATCCCCATTCTTTCATGTAGTCAATGTTTTCAGGAAATCCCTCTACTGATTTAGGACTAAGGAATATTTTCTCACTCTTCAATGGAGTGCCTCCCCAAACAGTAACAGGGCATTCTTCATATTCTTCTTTAGAAACTTCACTTACATTAAAATGGGGTTGAAAGCCATATCCCATTACGCTCTCCCCTAAGTAAGTACCAAGCTTCTTTAAAGCCCATTGAAATGCAATATCTTTATATAGGTAATGTTTAGAAAACACAGCCACATATATTTTATGAGAGAAATTTCCTGTTTCTGTTAAGTCAGGATTACATCTGATACAGAAATACTTAATACGTGAAAGTATTTCTTCAACAAACCTTTCATGCTTTTCGCAATCTTCTTTCGTTAAGAACTCTTTCCTGTCATTTGCAATGTAAATAGTCTTGGTAATTTCTTTTGTTTCCATATTGTTTTTTATTAAAGCCCCGAAGCGTATTCTCCGGGGCACAACCATAATTCACTAACCCATGCCATTTATGTGTGGCTCACATTTATGAGGGATAAGCGGGAGTCGAACCCGCACAAGTATCGTCTGCTTTCTCGCTTTCATCCGTAGATTGGTTATCCTACGATCTTTAAACTACTCAACCTGTTACTTACAACTACGGTCTTGATGATTTCCATTTCTATGTACACTTGAAATTTCCATTCATTTAGTCTTAGCACCCTATGACCATTTTATCCCTATGTGGTGGTAACAGGACTTGAACCTGCATGATAGGAGCTTTTTAGTTTTTACAATGAGTGTAATCTCGCCACCTATACCTGCCTTTATATGTTTTTACATCGGGCTACTGCTTATATTACCCCCCCGTTACCGACAACCTATCTATGAGATATTAAACTTTAGCGTCTACCAATTCCGCCATACCACCTAACTGTTACTTATTCTTCAGTCTCGCCTTCAACGATAATTGAAAGCTGACCGCAAGCGGCACCGTTTTCAATTTCAGACTTTGTTGCAATGGCTACTGCATAATCGTAGCCCATCTTTTCAAGTTGTTTTTTAATCTCTTTCATGATTCTGTAAATTAAATTGTTTATACTAAATTCACTCCCTCGATAATTCCATTACCAAGGTTGTTTTTCTCTGATATGTTATTTGGATTGATTGGAGACAACTTCACAAAAAAGTGTTCCTTATCAAAATGTTTCTCCAGCTTATCCGCATCAAAATCAGATTCATCCACCAATGTTAAATTGATAGTTGTTTTCAGATTACTTTCTGTTCTTATTTGCCCAAGTTCATCAATAGACATTTTCTTCGGATAAGGAATAAGCCAGCCTCTCTTTTCTTCGTCAAAACTGTGTAAGCTAATCTGTAGCGTCACATTGCCTTTCACAAAAGAGAAGTCGCTATCTTTAATGCCAATCGTTGAAACGTAATGGTGAGTATTTGGGAATATTTCCGTAATACGTTCAATTGCTTTTTTTACGGCTTCTATATTTAAGAAAGGCTCACCCATACGAGTGTAGTTAATCTTAAATTCTTTGGAATCATTCGGGTTGTAACCTGCGCTTCTGATAGCAAACAATACTTGTTCTACAATCTCATCTGCTGTAAGATTGCGGTATTTCTTCATATTACCAGTGGCACAGAACTTACAACGTACAGGACAACCGCTCATGGTTGAAACTCCAATCATCCATCTTTCAGCGCGACTTCCGAGATTGTTGTTATCAAGGAAATTCTGTTTTCTTCCTATCGCATCTTTTGTGTAATATGGAAGAAAGGTATCAGTTGTTTCTACCAGCATACCATCTTCAAGCCGCAAGCAGTAAACTGTACCGTTTTTAAAACTTTTACTTTTTACTATATTCATGATTGTATTTTTATGGGTTTGCCCGCTATATCTTCACAGACCGAGCAGGCAGGTTAACAAAGTTACACCTCAACGATTACAATGTCTGGTGCAATCTGTCTGATGGCATCCAACTGTACATCAATGACTTTATTCTTGTATTCCTCAATTGCTTCATTTGCGCCAGCCGACACAAGAGAAAGGGAAACATCTCTACCGTCTACATCAGCGTAAATCTCAACTTCGATTTCTTCACAGGCAAAGCCTTTGAAAAGAGGGATGTTCAGTTTGAATGATTTCGGCAAATTGGAATCAACCACCTGCGAGTAGTTGTCAACTTTGCTGCCGTTTTCCTCCTTGCTGCGCTCAATGTCTTGGTTTACCTTTGCTTTGAAATTCTTCAAAGTAGATACAAGCATCATATTCTGTGACTTGTCAGTAAAGAAAGCACGGTGCATTTTGATGAACTTAGATAACTTGATGGGCTCCCATTTCTTTTCAACGTTGATACCAAACTCCTGCATTTCTTTTGAAGGCTGCAAAATACCGTTGATTTCAGTCTGATAGTAGTTGGTTTCATCAATAGTTAATGCTAACCCCATCTTATCACGATTTACAATGATATTGGTCGCTTTCTGGTTAATCAGTTCGACACGTTTCTCCAACCATCTGAGAGGTGCATCTATCGTTCCATTGATAACTACTCTTTCCTGTTCTTTCGGGTCAAGTGCTACGGGTGCTTCACCTTCACGCAATACTACTTCGATAGGTTTGCCGTTATAGTCTTTCGGCACAACCAAGTTAATTTTGTTTTCGCTCATGATTCTGTTCCTGTTTTACGGTTAATACTGAATACTGTCTTCTGCATTTCTTGCGGCATAATCGGGCGGCTATAAACCAGCTCACCCAACTTGTTATAGAATCCTGCCATCTTTTCCTCGTGATAGAGGATTTTGGCACATTCTTCATTTTCTACAAACTCAGAACCTCTCTTAATGTGGTCCAAAAGTTCCTGCTTTTCTTCGTTCAAAGGTTTCAGACGTTCTTTGAACTCGTCCATAGCCTCTTTCTTTTCTATCTCAATATCATTGATGGTGATTGATACTTCAGCTAATATTTCTTTCTTTTGCGCCAATTCTTCGGGTGTGAATCGGTGAGTATAACCGATTTTCTCCACTGCATCGGCATTGTCCTGAAGAAACTGCCATCGTTCCTGTTCAGGAATGTCTTGTCCTAAAAATTTGTCCATATTATCTATAACTTATTTTGCCAAACTCATTGTAAACCTTTCTTGCAGTACCCATAGTATTATAAACTGGAATATAGCTTCTTTGAGAGGCTTTCTCTATTTGGTGAATACCGCTGGATTTAGGGTTGATTGATTTTTCAGGATGAAAGAATTTTGCTACATCTTGGGGAAATTTTCTTTTCTTCATAATCTCAATTTTTAAATAAATTCATTATTACGTTCAATTTCTTGTTGTGCGTAGATAAGCATCTGTTGTTCGTTAGCGGCAGGCAAATAGATACCTGCCACAGATGCGCTCCAGTTTCGGAAACGGTCAATACTCAAAGTCATTTCACCTGTTGTCAGCTCGGCAGAACTGCGCAAATAAGTTACTTCATTGCCTTTCTTGTTGACCGTCTTACGTTCAAACAAATCACGGTTGCAAGTCCTCTTATAAAAATCAATTTTTGCTTCGTCGAGACTGCAACCGTACTCACTACCGAAATACCCTAAAAGAAGATGCAAGTAGCTGTTTTGGGCAAGCGTGCGGTTAGGTAGTTTCTTTTTCACTTCCACCACCGCACGTTCACTAAACAGCTTGTTTACATACTCCTTGAACTTGGGTATTTGAAATTCATTCTTCAAGTCGAACAACATACGCTAAAAAGGCAAATCGTCCTTTACATTGCCATTAACATCAACCGGAGGCGGGAAATTCTGCGGCTGTTGCTGATAGGTCGGTTGTGGCGCTGGCTGTTGTACCGATGTTGTTTGTTGCGATACACCACCACGCGCATCTATTTTGTAGCACCGAATAGATGCCATACGTTTGAGTTCTCCGTCTTGATTCGTCCAAGAACGCCCTTGTAAGACAAATGATACAGTAACAACATCACCCTGATTAAAGCGGTCAAGTTCTGCACACTTATCGCCTGAAAACTCTAAGGGAATAACATTCTCATACTCGCTACGCTCTCCCGTATAAGGGTCGTAAGTGGTAGCATCTAAAATGAACTCCCGTTTTGTAAACGAGGAACCACCGTTTTTGGATGGTATTTGAACAGTTTGTCCGATTTCGATTATCCGTCCGGTTATTTGGTTTGCCATTAATTTTCTCCTCCAAAAATCTTTTAATTAATATTTCCATATAAATCCATACGAAGTCTTACTTCTTCCACAGCAACAATTTTGAATAGGTGAACTTTGGAATCCGTTACTTACCGCTGCTGATTTTAACGAAGGATATTTCTTAACGAAGTCACCAGATTTGGTATATTGATAGACTGGCACACCATTAGCTTTCCCCTTACGCTCTTGGAGCGTTCCATAATTCATATTGTATGAATGTGTACACCATTCAAGATTTTTCACCGACTGTTCGTGCGTCTGTTGCATGTTGCTTATTGTGTGTATTTTCTCTATCGCTTCCCATGACTATCAGAAGGCGTTAATATCTTTTCTTCAAAATGTGTTACAGCTCCGTTTCTTATAAATTTTTTAGGCATAGATTTTATTCTGCCTAAAGATGATACCTCATAAAGACCTTCATAATCTTTAATAGGCTTCCAAATTTCACTACTCATTATTTGATATAATTTTGGTATCGGTTATAAGTTCTCTGTTTTCTTCCAAAAACCGGATAAATTCCTCACAATGATTAGTGAGAATAGGAATATCACGTTCTGGATTGAAAACGTATGTTTCTGTATAGGTATCTACCACAAAACCGCCTTTATTGAACTCTACAATGTTGTACTCAAATGTCCGCACATCCGAACCGTTCTTCATCAAAGCGTATGGATAAACCAAATGTTGGTGGTGGTCTTTGAACTTCCCTACGGTATAGCTTCCGGTTGTTTTGATGTCGTGGACACTGGCCGGCATCAGCTCGTCAATTACTCCATAAACCAAAACATTGCCGTATGCGGTTGGAAGAATCGCTTCTACTCTTTGTTGGGTTAATGCTCCTTTGAAGTAACCGGAAAACTCTCGGCAAAGTGAGATTGGGAAAGTAAAAACACGATTATTATAGGTAGCTTTCAAACCTATAACCTCGTTGGTCTGAACCTCATCGTAATACAAAGGTTTACCTGTTTCATCACAAGCTCCTTCGCGTATTACCTTATATACCTTTTCAACCTGCACAGTTTCGGATTTCCGATTTTCAATCATACAGTCAATAACCTCATTAAAGGCTGTTCCCTTGTCTGCCGCTTCACTATCAAACGGTTTGCGGTTAATACGGTCTATCAGTTCTTGAAACTGCTTCTGCCGAAACTCGTCTTCCGTACATGGTGGATTCTCACTCCACCCATAATAACGCTCATATATGACATCGCTATTAAGGTAATTGAAGTAAGCATCAAGAATCGTAGGATAAATCCTATAAAATATTTTATTCATTGCTTAAATCTCCATTTATATCCTTTATACGTTTTCATTTTCCCTCTGCAACACTTTGATATAAGGGTTGAGAAAAAACCTAATTCCAATTGAACTGCCCAAGCTGATTCCCATTCTCGAACAATATTTCCACGCATATCGAATTGAATTATAGGCTTCCTATTATTCTTTCCATTCTCTCTTGCATGAACTATGTTATCTTTTATAGGAAGCCATTCAAGATTAGAAACCTTATTGTTAGTTTTGTCTAAATCCTTATGATTTACCGTTTCATAACCGTTTGGATTAGGAATAAACGCTTTGGCAACTTCTCTATGAATAGACACCGTTTTTCTTTTGTTTTTATGAGACAATACCAATCGTAAATATCCATTAGATGTAGGATGAGGAATTCTTAATGTATGGTGCAATGGATTTAATGCATGCTTTAGACGTCCATAATTACTTATGAAATATATCCCCTTAAAGTCCTCTATATCTTTCCATTCTTCACCCTCATAGTCTTCAATACTGTTTTGGGAATTTCTCATAATAGAAAGGCACTCTCTACAATATTCCCGTAAACCATCTGGCGAGTTCTTATCTTTATGAAATTCGCCAAATGGTTTTTCCTTACCACATCGGATACATTTCTTGCATTTAGGCTGCATCTGAGTAGATTTTAGTTTCCTTATTGAATATCAGTCCCAAAGCCTTTACCTTTGCAGCAAACAAACTTCTCGCCATCATCAAAGAACTACCAACGTGTTCAAACTCATTAATATGAGAGGCGAACTCATTAGCGGACTTGGCATCAGTTATAAATTCGATACTTTCTTTGATTTCCTCTATCACCTTATCATACTTTTCCTGTGCTTCTTTCTTGGCTGCAAGCATACCCAAATACGAATTGATTATCTTGGCAGTGATAAAGTCGTTCTTTGCGGTTGGATTACCATTCTTGTCAAGGATGGTAGGAACCTCCATTACTGAAGGAAGATTGCAAGTATTCTTACCGTCATTTCTTGAAGTTGGGTCAAAAGTGATGGTACGTCTTTGGACGCCTCTTTCGCTTTTCATTTCAAGATAACCGAGCAAATCCAATTCGGTAACGATAGAGTTGTAGGATTTTTCACGCAAGGCAGGGATAAACACCGTATCATCACCTTCTTTTCTTGTGTCGCGATGGGCAACGAAAATGATGTGCTTGTTAAGCCCCGAAAGTGTTCGTGTCATCCATGAAAATTCGGCATTGATACCGCTCCAATCACGGATGGACGGCTGGCGGGTTCCACACTTGTGAGTAATGATGAAGTCCATCATCTTGCCGATGGTATCTACTACAATGGTCTGATAAGCGGACAAGTCCTCTTGAAGAACTTGCTGAACATCGCTCCATGAAGTGACCTGTACCGTGTCTATATTCTCCAAGTGCGCCATGTTCATGCGCTTCACGCCGTTATCGAAGTCCAACAGCAGCGGTTTCGGTGCGCTCAATGCTACCGTACTCTTTCCCATTCCGGCTTGACCGTAAATCATCATCTTCACGGTGGTCGGGATAACTAATTCATTACTTTTCTTAATTAAACTCATGATTATAAATATTTTAGATTTGTATTATTCTTACAATGACCATTTAGCTTGTTCCGCAATGTAACTGGATGAATCCCTATGTCTTTAGCACAATCCAATGCACAATTCCATATTTTCCCAGTTACAACATCTGTCACCTTTTTTGCTGCCGGACCTTTTCCTCCTTTAAAATCTTTAATACCGATTTTAAAAGAATGCTTTATGTTTTCAGAATTAGTACACCACTCTAAATTCTCAACCCGGTTATCTGTTTTGACACCATTGATATGGTTCACTTGTGGCTTATGTTCGTGATTGTCTATAAACGCCGATGCAACAAGCCTATGAGCCATAATTTTCTTTTCAATGCAATTTTTAGATAATGTATATCGTACATATCCGGATTTGGTGATAATAGGCTTTTGGATTTTACCATAACGTCCTCTTAACCTTCCACTGCTACTTATTTGGTATAAACCCTCATATCCATATACATCCTTCCAAGTCTCGCTCATAATCGTAAATTTTATAGGGTTATTTGTTCAGATATTTACTCATTTTAAAAGCATTAATAGCGGATTGTATCTCGAACTTGGAATATATGATAGGAGAATTTCTGGATGAGCCTTTTCTTTTCTTATGCACCAATCCTTCTTTCTCTAACTTTTCCAAAAAGTTAGGTTCATACCCAAGTGTCTTTAACCATCTGAACGCTTCTCTTTGCTTGATTTCATCAGATACAGGAGACCGTTTCTTCTCACTGGCAGCTGCACCAAGCTCCGCCATGTCCATGCAGATATTTTTAAATTCAAATAATTCAAGTCTTACCTCCATACCGTCCAGTTCTTTCAATTCGTTCTACTCTTGTTTCTCTTCCTCTTCTCATCTCGCCCTGTTCGTGATAAAGCGATAGAGAAAATACACACAATAAGCAACATGCAACAGACGCACGAACAGTCGGTGAAAAATCCATTGTAAGTTTCACACCAGCTATTCGTTCGTAAAGCATGGTAGCAAGTTCTCTTCCATTTCTTACATGAAGAATTTCAAAAGCCTTCTGCAACTGGTTGTTTATCGTACTCACAGCCCTGCATTTCAAATCGGCTATCTCCTTCTTCTCATACCCTTGTGCATACATTCGTGCCGTAATCTCGCATTCAGGTGTAAGTTCGTTAAAAACTCTCTTCATAATCGTGTAAGACGGCTGATTAATAATTGCGGACAACCTCAATATATCCGGCTTCCCTGTTAGTGTCCACCGAATACAAAGTTTGCTTCTTGTCTATTATCCGGTCAATCCTTGCCAGCCTGTTAAGGTCAGCGGTACACCTGCGAAGCTGTCCAGCAAGCTTGTCGCTAAAGTCAAAACTGATTCTGTCATTCTTCTTTTTCAGCTTTTTCTTGATTTCTGTCCTTTCTTTCAGTTCTTTTGCCATAAAAATAAAATTTAATTAATGATTCGTGGATGGTAAGGGAATCGACCCCCTCTCAATCATGCCAATTGGTTGCGCAACACGAAGCTCTAACCGATAAGCTAACCATCCTTTTTTTAAAAAAAGGTGCACTATCCTCACGGACGGCACACCCAGTACAAACAAAAAAATAAAACACGAATATCTAATCTATTATCAGAACAATGCTTTTAACCGCGTTCTTGAAATGATCAAACTTCCGGTTCAAATCACTCCAAGATTTATACCATGTATTTTTCTCTTCAGCTAATTTCTCGTTAGCCTCTTCCAGTTCCTGCACACGCCTTACTAAATCTTCATGCGTCATGCCTCTTAATTCTTCCACTGTCATAATCGTATAAATTTAAAATGTCGTTAAAAAGGTAGGAGTCGAACCTACTTCTTGTAAGCTAAATGAATATATAAATTAGAATATAAGTTAATACCAACAATTAATCGCTTACACGCATTCCAACAATGCTACTTCATAAATTACCGCCCAGCTGGTTTACAAGGTGATTGTGCACTCATCCCCATGCGCCTTGTGCCGGATTATAGGACTACCTTTTAGCGGTCTGTTTTAAGTTCTCTATAAGTTATTCTCATGAGCGACACACACCCTACACATATAACACTCATTATAGTGATAGAGAATATTTTCATAGGACTGTAAGTAGTAATAGCCCCGTAAAGCATACCGGCAGCACATATACTAACCAATATAGATAAAACGAATTGGATTGTTTTCATAATCGTATAAATTTAAATAAGTATCTGTACCCTAATCGAATAGCAGAACCTTATTTCAGTTCAGTACAGACTATAAGACCTTTCAGCGATACTTGTGCCTAACCAAGCATACTCACCACGCTAAAGACAAATTGGCGTGCTGAAAGTAAAAATCATTTCAAATTCATATAGCCTTACCACCGTTCACCGCATTTCTGCTATGGCGGCTTCTATATTTCGTTATCTTTGGTTGACCTAAAACGGCTTATAGTATTACACCGTAAAGGCTTTTACAGGCTTGTCAAAGAACTAATCAATAGTACCCTACCCGATTCTCGCTATCGGTTGCCGTTCAATCCGTCTGTAGGGCTGTCGTGCGTTGCATAATCGTGTATTATGCGTATCGGCTGATACCTTGTACCCGGCATAGAGCATCGTAGTCCATGCCATCATCTTCACAAGTTTCAAAACCTTTTAAGGCATCTTCCAAACTGTCTATCTCATCCGTTATCAACTGGATAGCTTCTTTTTTGCTATCAGCATTGAACATCAGGCAGACAGCCTCTTCATCATTGTTATGGGCAGCCTCTAAATCTTTATAAAGGCTATCCAACTGCTGGTTAATCGTGTAAGCATTCATATCCATATCTTTTATGCGATTGACATCAGATTAGCTTTTTTGAAGCATCTGAATTCTTGGCGTTCAGTATCATAGTAAGTCTGGACGGTATCATTCTTCTTTCTATTGTCAGTACCAGTGATGGCAGGCATCAGCTTTTCATTTAGTGTACCGTATGCCTCACGAACGGAACCGTCCACTTTTTTGAAGTAGAACTTCACTATCTTCTTTTTCATCTCACCTTTCAACTTCAAGTTAGCCCAAGCGACCTTCATTGCTTCGCTCATGGTGTAGCCATTACGCTTAACGAACTGCCAAGCAAGGCTCATTACTTCGTGTAAAAATTCTCTTGTTCTCATAATCGTGTATTTTAATATGTTTATACTATTTGAAATCTGAATTAATCTTCGTTTCTTTGTATCAGTTTAATTTGATAATGCAAAGATACACGTTTTTGTGTATACTACAAATAGTATATAAACAAATATGTGTATATAAACACTATTTAACTATTAAAGCAGATTATACCTTATTATAATATGAAGAAAGAAGACAGAAATAGAAATTGGATAGCGCGGATAGCACTGGGATTAAGTGTCATTGCAATATTGCTATGGCTATGCAAATACGAGCCTGTAACATGGACTCTATTCGATTCTATGATTGCTTTTCTTTCTTTCGTTGTAGGAGCATTAGCCGTAATGGTTGGATATAACATTTTTGGGTTAAAAAACGACCTTAAAAATGAAATAGAAGAAAAATTACAGGACATAAGTGACCATCATGTAATTCATACAGCAAAAACTATGATGTATATAGAGATACGCCTGCTACACATGGCTATGAAATTAAAAAATATAGCAGATATAAGGCAATCTATTTACATGATGCTTGAGACCACTGAAAAGACTAAAGATAAGGAAGATATAGATTATGTTATTAATCAGTTGAAAGAACTTAAAACACGATATGGATATACACTGTTTGACGATGCATTCACAAGGAAACTAAAGATTAAACTCGGAAGGATTGGCACTTTCTCTGATAGCGCGCTTCTCTTCCTTCAAGATCTTGAAGTATGATTCTTTTGCATTATCAATAAGCCTGTTTGATTCTTTAAATGGATCCTTACAGATTGTTTTGTTTGGCGTATGAGATGACTCTTCTATTTGCATTCTCATTGATTCAAATAGAAAAGGATTGATTATTACCATAACTATAAAAGTAAAGCGACCAACTCCAAAGTTGCGGTTTGAAGTTAAGTCGCCTATATAGTCCCTTACGGGAATAGTTAAACAAATTAGTTGAAATCATCCGCAACTTGATTCCGACACAAATATACACAAAATTGTTTATATGAAAACAGAAGGTGAAAGAATTTCTGATATTATTTCTCATTTCTGCGAATCAAAAGCTGATTTTGCAAGAAAAATGGAAGAAAGCCCACAAACAATAAGTAATTGGGTATCTCGTGGTGCTGGTAAAAATGTACTCAACAAAATTTTATCAAAATTCCCAGATGTAAATGCAAACTGGCTTCTTACTGGTGAAGGAGAGATGTTGTCTCGTAAAGAAAATAACGAGAATATTGTAATGGAGCCAATTTTGGAATATGGTACTGAACAACCTAAAATCAACTATACAACAGGCGTTCCCTATTATAATGTAGATTTTATAGGTGGTTTTGACCTGATTCTAAACGACCAAACTATAAATCCGGAATATATGATAGATTTTCAAAAATACAATAATGCGGATTGCTGGTGCAATGTTACAGGTCATTCTATGGAACCGGAAATCAATCACGGAGATATAATAGCATTAAAGAAAATAGAAGATAAATCATTTCTTCCACTTGGAGAAGTGTATGCCATCGTTACAACAAACGATATGCGCACTATAAAAAGATTGGGAGTTGGGAAAACTGACGATTCATATACGCTCATCCCATCCAATAAATCACCAGAGTATTCCCCACAACAACTTCCAGCAAGAATGATTAGAACTATATTTCAAGTATTGGGAGCTGTAAAGAGATTTTAGAAACTAAATATATTAAGATTATGAAGAAGATTTTATTTTTGCTTGGACTACTAGTAAGCCATATTACATCCTTCGCCTTTAACACTAGTACCAACTTTGGCTTTAATCAACAAAAGACAGAAGAAGAATACCAACAATATGTAGGAAAATGCTTTACGGTGCGCCCCGCATATGGGCAATTAGAAACATGGGATAAATCTGGATTTAAATTTAATGAATCTTACATTGGCAAGACTTACACTATATCAAAAGTCACAGTTAAAAATATAACTCTTAACGACAAGCCTAATAAAGAAATTTCTATCATTGCTATCGAAAACGGGTCTAAAAGAAAAATTAAATTTAAAGGGTATGAAGAAGTTTCCGTAAAAGTTAGTATATGGAGCGGAGTTAAACAATGGCCACTCATTTCGTATATGCCCATTGTTTTCACTGAACCTTTTGAGGAATACAAACAACTTCATATGGGAAAAATAATACAACACAATATGGTCAAAGATCAATATGAAATTATTGATCTATTTATAGGAAAGGGAGTTGGTAAAGATTATGCGACAGCAGAAATAAATGTAAAAGTTAAAAATAAACGAACTGGGGAAATTATAGAATGTCCGTATTCAATGGTTAAAACTACGCCTTTTCAAAAGGCACTCAAAGGAAGCTATAAGACAGCTTTATTGAAAGTTGAAAAGCCAGAAAAAGCAACAAATCGATATGGTAACACAAAAATCATACAAGACAATGGGATTGATAAATATTCATATAACGACAGCATAATAGACATTGTAATTTTTGGTACTTCAGAGCAATTTAACTTTATGCTAAAAAATGTATCCGATCATTCTCTTAAAATCATTTGGAATGAAGCAGCATTTGTAGGATTAGATGGTTTATCCTCAAAAATTATGCATGTTGGAACAAAATTCTCCGAACGAGAAGGAGACCAACCAGCTACCACAATCATAAAAGGTGCCAAAATTGAAGATTTAGCAACCCCGACATCTAATGTTTATTATGACGATGGTATAAAAATAGGTTATAGCACAATCGGAAATGGATGGAAAAAGCATTCCATGCTCCCTGAAAAATATATAGGAAAAGAAGCTGGCGAAATCAGATTAATGCTGCCCATCCAGATTAGAGATGTTATTAATGAATATACTTTTATTTTCAAGGTATATTACACATATGACCATCCAGAATTATTAAAAAACGAAAAACTTTAATCAAACAAGCAGTGCATATTTATTTTTATGCACTGCTTGTTACAACTACACCTAAATCATACTCCTAATATTCGGAGTATTACAAATTATTCTCTTCTTCAAAGTATGGGGAATGACAAACGACATCAAAGATATAAGGAACAAGTATCTCAAAGACGAGGATGAGAAACAAAGAAAAAACACAGAGCATGACGCTATAACCCAAATAAGTGGCGGTTCCAAACCAACAATATAAGCCGGGCATCATTTCCCGGCTTTAACATGAAAATCTCCTTTGTTTCAACATTGTTTCAACATCAAACGAAAACGAAAAATATAAATAGGTGACAAACAGCAGATTAAGAAGTAGAAAAAATTAGCCAGATGAGCTAATGCCCCGAGAAATAATAACGATGCAAAGATACATAGAAAATCAATAATACAAAGCTTTTGGGAAAGTTTTTTTTCATGTGAACAAAAAATTTATTTGCCACTTTTACTCCAAAGAGTTACTGTTGCGTGAAATTGTTAACCAATAGCTGACCAAGTT